ATTGCCATAAGGAACAGGTTGAAATTGTCGAGGAGCGTTGACCACAGGCCGGCGGTGGATTTCGACTGCTTTGCGATAAGACCGTAGAACTTGCCGCCCTCGCCCGTCATCTCCTCGAACAGCTCATTCCAAACCTTGAAGGTGATTTGGCCCTTGCTGATCGCATCGGCCACCTGGGCGCCTGTCATCTTGTACTTTTCGGCCAGCATCGTCTGGATGGACACGCCCTTCTCGGCGAGCTGGTTCACCTCCTCCATCGACAGCTTGCCCTTCGCCTTGATCTTGCCGAAGATCAACGCGAACTCGGTCAGCGGCTTTCCTGAAGCCGACGCCAGCTCCCCCAGCCGGCGCAGTCTGTCTTCAACCTTCTCCCCTTCAACACCGAATGCCAGCAGAGCCTTGCCGGCGTTCATCACCTGATCGAGTTGGAACGGAGTTGTGGCAGTGAAGTCAACGAGATCCTTCACCACCTTCTTCGACTTCCCGACATCACCGATCAGAACTTCGAAGGCGATGTTGAGCTGCTCCATGTCGGCAGACTTCTTGATTGCCATGATGCCCAGCGCACCAATGGCGGCACCGACCATCATCATCTTCTTGCCGACACTCTTCATGCCGTCGCCGAGCTTCTGGAAGGATTCTTGAGTCTTTCGGGCGCGACGAGCTGCTTTCTCGAATTTCTTCGAGATGGTTTCAGCGCCCCTTGCTACCTTCTTGGCGACTGCGGAGAACTTGTCGATTCCGATGAAGGCGTACGCGACCTTCAATCCCTGGGCCGGCATGATCTACCCCTTCGCTGCCGCCCTTCGACGAGTTTGGATGCGACCGACTTGGTATCGAACGTACATGAACTCTCCCAACGGCATGTCGCGAAGCTCGGTGTACGTGAACCCTTCCATCGCAGCCATCATCTCCAAGATCATGCCGATCAGGTCTGCTTCAGATTCTCCAATGCAGACCTGAGGAGAAAAACCTTCAGGTACTCCCCGGTCATCGATTCGAGATCGTCGTAGCTCAGTCGGTCGATGTGTTGCTGGTTCACCTTCACTCGCGCATCGACAAACGCGGCCCCGTTCGTGAACAGCTTGACGGCCAGGTCTATCACCTTGTCCAGCTCGATGCCTCCAGCCATCGACATGATGGCGAGGATCTCGTCGCCGTCCAGGCTCAGATCCTCGTCCGAGGCATCGTTCAGGCGATCCTTCGCCTTCTCACGTTCATCGTCGCTGATCGAGGTCTGCTGTTCCTTCAGTGCGACATAGAACGACTGCTTCAGGAGGGCGCACTCTCTTCGGTTCCGGGACGTGGGGGCTCGGAGTTCGAAGAATTCTGCGGTCTCGACGTGGCCCTCGAACGTGTAGGTGATCTTGTCCTTCAGCGGATACTCGTGCTTCGTCGGTCGTTCCGTCGAAGGCTCTGAGCTGACGATTTCCGTTACCTCCCCTACTGCTGCCATTTCTCCCCCTTGCGAATCAGATGGAAGCGTTGGTCTTGAACTCGACGGCCAGAGATGTTTCTGATCCAATGTTGACCTCGTAGTCGCTGGTCAGCATGGCTTCGGCGAAGCTCCGGGTCATCGACCCTTCCACGTTCTGCGAAGTGATCTGGACGACGTTTGCGTTTCCGTTCGTCTTCCAGACCTTCGCGAGCTTGACCACATCGACGGTCACGGGCATCTCGAACTTCACCATCGAGTAGTTGGTCTCGACATCGTTGGAGGTGACCTGCTCGGTCTTCCCTCCACCGATGGAGACGGCACGACTCTTCTGCTCCCCGAGACCTTCTGTGAAGCTGACCGTGTTCGGCAGTACGCCGACTACCTCGTCGTTGACGAGAACCGTCGCGTCGGCAATTTGGATGGGCATGCTAGACCTCCGTTGAGAAGCTGATCTTGATGGTTGCGATAATGATCCGCGCCTGGGTCACGATCGGAACCAACATCGTCGAGGTGATCTTCCCGAGGGACAGATCCAGAACGACAGTCAGGTTGTCCTTGAAGAACGTGATCGCGGCGGCTCCGTCCTGCACCAACACGAAGTTCGCGCCGGCCAGGTCCAGGTACAGCTTCTCGGTGAACGCTCGGAATACCTGCTCGTTCACCATGTCCCGTCCTCGAGACACCGCCCCCTGAGTCAGACGGCTCTGGACGAATCGCTTCTTCAGGTTGTTGAAGAAGTACTCTCGGACGTTGGTACCCGTGTGGACGTAGTTCAGGTACTTCCAGGTCGGATCCGGGTTGCCACCGGCATCGGTCTTGAACGTGGTGACTACCTCGCCGACGATCCCTGCGTTGCCTGCGACGTTGAGTCCCATCACGTAGCCACCGGAGTCGTGAAGACTCTCGATCTCTACATCCGTGAAGCCACGGCCTACCTTCAGCAACGGCATATTGGGGAGAGGCGTGTTGAAGTACGGCAGGGAGGCCAACGCGGTGCCTCCGAACTGGTCCAGGGAAGACGTGGTGGTGACGAAGCGCGCGATGGATGCGCCGTCGGTCATTCGGAGTGCAGCGATCCCGGCAAGCTGTGCCGACTTGGAGAGCCCCATCTCCGGTACCGCTGGACCGTCGAAGTTGGTCTCCGACTCCAGCTTGTCCACGTTCACGGCCAGCGAGTTGCTGTTCAGAAGATGTAAGCCACGCCGTCCAGGATCTTGTTCGTGGTGTTGAAGCGAGCGTCGAGGAAGGTCTTGATCGTGGTGACGGTAGCCGCCGCGTCCCATCCCCAGACGATCTGCTGGTACCGCTCGCTGCCGATGACATCGAAGATGGTTGTTGCGATGGTCGGGTCAGTCGATCCCGGAGTGGTCTCGGTCTGCGTGATCGCAAGACCCACCGCCGTTCCAGTGGTACCGATCGGATCCGAGTTCGCGACCGTGCCCTTGTTGTCGGCAGTCAGCACGACGTTGGTGGTCGCCGCTGCCGCACTGTACGGACAATCCAAGTCGGCTTCGACGAGAGCCGCGATGGCGGTGGCTGTTGCGGCGGCGGCTTCGCCCACTGCGGGAGTGGTGTAGGTGAACTTGTGGTTCTTCTCCGATCCTACCGTCAGCGTGATCGTGCCGGCTGCCGTAGACGGCCCTGTTCCGAGTGCGATGGTGAAGACTCGGGCCACGCCGCCGGAGTTGTCTACGCCGATCGCGTCGATGTGGAGCTGCGGCGCGTACCGCTTGATCTCCCGAACGATCAGAGCTGCATGAGAAGTCCGACCGTAGAGTCCGTCCTCTGCCCGGTCGCCACCGATCTGCTGTGACAGCGCGAGCGCGGTCGCCGATCCTCCTGCGTCTGCCTGCTGGGCGACCACGAGAATCTTCTGGTCGGTGTTGGCGACAGCGAGGTCTGCGCTGGCGAGACTCAGGGTCACCTCGGGCTGGCTTACGATGGTCATTTCTTACTCCCTTCCTTGGAGGTGACCCGCTTCTTGGGTGCAGGCTTGTCTTGGACGACCTCGACGCAGCGGTCCAGGACAGAATCCTGTAGGCGGCGTCGCCAGAAAGTATCGCTCGGGAGGCCGTCCATGCCGACCTCGACCGTGACGAGGAGCCCTTCGTGGTACTTCCCCATCTTCTTGAGGACGCGGAGCTGCATGGCTTCCATAGTAGCGCCTCCTATTGGCACGTCACGGAGTCGGGAAATCGGCCGAGCAGTCGGTGTCCGACACGTTCAGCTCGACGTTCATATTCACTCCCTGAGGTCCGTAGTCGTGTCCCAGGTTTGGAGAGAGCTGCCGGCATGGCTGCCACCAACTCTTCAGGTTCGAGGCGGAGGAATAATCCCCGCTGTTCGACAGAAGGTTCACCACCGAGGCGTCCTTGCCGTTGAAGATTGACACGATCTCGTCGGCCTGGAGTTCAGAGTTCCAGGTCGCGGCCTGATGGATACGATGCTTGCCGGGTAGCGCGCCTGCGGTCTTGTAGCCACCGATGGAGCCTTCCATGTCGAGGTTGACGATTGCGGAGATGTTCTGATTCGGGTTCCGATTGGCGGTAACCAGAACTCCGTCGAGGTAGATCTGGAGCGAGGTCGTGGCGTCAGTGCCGCCGTCGTAGGTCACGACGATCTGGAACCAGCGATCTTCGTCGAAGGTCGGCGGGTCGCCAGAGGTCGTGGTGTAGCGCTTGATGCCGCCCCCACCCTCGATATCTACGAAGACCGCACCCGTGCCGCCAGTGTTCTGCTGTATCAAGAAGCGGTTGAAACCATCCTGAAGGGCGAGAATTGTAGCGCCGGCATTGAAGGCGACGGGCTTGGCCCAAGCCATCAGAGAGAACACACCGCCGGCCCCAGGAATTCCGAAGTCGTGAAGACCCGTCGCGGTCTCCAAGCCAATCGTCAGGTCAGCAGTATTGAACTCCATCGAGGCGGTGGTGATCGTCGCTCCTCGCACAGTCGCTACCGGGGAGTCGATGACGAGATCATCAAAGGTCAAGGCAACGGCCTCGTCCCCGAGGTCTCGGTGAACGGCAGGAAGCGCAGGGGCAAGGGTTTCCGAATTGTCCTGCCGGCCGAAGTCCTGGCCTAGACTCAATTTCTCGTAGCCGAATCGCCACCAATGCTTTTGCGAGTGCCAGATACGCGGGTCGAAGAACGGACCCCCTTCAAACATCTCCATCTGTCTACCGGGTAGCAACCGTTGGCCGAAACAGAGCACGCTATGGATGGTACCGAGGTAGTTGCGTCCGACCTTGATGGTCTTCGCGAGGTTGTTGGAATTGGAATACACGCCGGTCGTGAGGATGGTCGTTTCCGCCTTCAAGAATCCGTTCTGGTAAAGCAGCACGACACCAGCGGGTGCAGACAGGCGAGAGAAGTCCAGGCAAGTCAGATTCCATTCTCCGAGAGTCTGGAGAGATTCCCACTCTCTCTCTTCGACGAGTCCGGTGTCGTCGGTGCACTTGAGCGTGGTACGGACCGGAGAGACGTCGTGGTGCATGCGCACCGAGTAGAGGGCGTTCGCCGGATTGGCAGTCTCGAACATCTCGAACAGGAAGGCATCTCGAGATCCGAATCCTGCATCCGGCTTGTGCCATACCGCGAGAGCCATGTTGTCGGCGATGGCCGTGACGGAACCGGCGCCACCGTTGTTGTGCTCCATGATTGCCGTCGCGCCGTCGAAGGCCAAC